GTAATAAAAGCAGCCCTCTTAAATAAGTCCCTGCCATAGCTACGCATTGTTTTTTCATTTAGCCGTATCCAATCCGAGCGCTTTTATACGCTCTATAACCTCTTTAGGGGTGAGGTTAATCTCTACGTGCATTTCATCTGCTCGGTTTTTGTAGTCCCCGCCCCACTTGCAGCCATACTTAGCGACGATCTGCCTTATTATTACTTCCTGCTCATTACTAAAAGTATTACGCTGACCAAGCGGGTGAGCATTAGCCGAAAAATCTATAGCCGTTCCAGAGCTGTGATTACTTAGCGTCTCGGTCTGCCCTCTGATGGGCCTAAACGCGTACCCCCAGGAGTCCAAAGTCCCGGCGTCTATCGGCTCTACTAATTTATGCCACTCTGCAGCTAAAGCTACTAATAGCGGCGCCGCTTTTTCAGCCAAGCGTATTTTAATACTTGTCCCAGGTATCGAATAAGATTTAATACCAATTACAGCCGGGTCTTTACTGGCAGGCCAGCCGTTAGAGGACTTTAAGCTCGTGGTCGGCATTTTCACATTTCCAACGATAGGTGTCAGTATCTAAAACTAATTCAGGGTGGCACTTAGGACTAGGGGCTATAAATACATCTCTTATAGAATCGTAAACATATCCCAAGCCTGCAAAATTAGCCCTAATACGATTATTAAAACTTGTCCTCACCCACTGCTCGCCGGTTTCTGCAAGCATACGATCTGCAAAAGTATCCTCGTCTGAATCCATAGTAACAATAACTGACGTTACAATTCCGTTTTCTATTTTTGCGTGATGAGCCATGAAATCCCCTAAAAACTAATCGTGCCGCTAGACGAGGCAGTAATTGCATAAACTCTAAAACCTGATCTAGTTGGCTCTGTGTAAGTTAAGTTAGTAAGTGTTGCAGCTCTAAAAGTATCGGCATAGGCAACAATCAACACGCCAGAGCCTCCGGATCCACCTGCAGTTGAGATACCACCACAACCTCCTCCACCGCCTCCGGTGTTAACAGTTCCATTTTGCGGGGCTGTTGCTACCGCATCGCCACCATTACCACCACCACCTGCACCGCCGGTTCCCTCAACAACATCACCAGAGCCACCACCTGCACCACCACCGCGCGTAATACTTGAGCCGGTAATACTTGAGGCCGTACCTGCCCCACCATTACCGCTGGCTGAACCTGTTGCACCTGCTGCCGTTGCACCACCTCCACCACCACCGCGATAGTTAGGGCCTGCAAGTTCACCTGTACCGCCGTCATTACCTTGAACCGGACTTGCTGTTGCGGTTCCACCTGCACCGCCTAATTGTGAACCACCACCACCAGAGCCACCGGTTCCACCGGCAAAAACTGATAGTGATGAGTTAATGCCGCCGCCAAAACCGCCCCCAGTTGAAACTAACAAACTAGCCAGAGATGAGTTCCCGCCATTTGTAGCAGTTACAGACGAGCCGCCTGTACCCCCGGCCCCAATAGTTACAGCGTAAGAAGTGCCACCTGTTACTGCTAACGCGCTATTGGTACGGTATCCACCGGCGCCACCTCCACCACCTGCGTTACCGCCGTTTTTGCCTCCACCTCCACCTCCACCTGCAATTAACAATATTTCAATGGTTGAAGGTGCAGCAGGTGGGGAGGGTATATCTATAATCCCGGCTGATATTGCCCCAATCATTTATGCAATACCGCCAAAAATACGCCAGGTATTAGCAGCTACGCGTACGCATTGAGCTACCTTATGAGTAGCTAAAGTAGGGGCTGCTGATACTGCACCGGCTGAGGTAAGGGTAACGCCGCTTCCGGCAGCAAAGGTTAGCAACCCCGAGCCCGTATTTATTACAGTAATAGCCGAACCGACTAGAGCAGCGGTTAAAGTGCTATCGGGTGCAATAGTTACCGTTTTAGTGCCTGCGTTACTGGTCTGAATCATTACCTGATATAGGTCGTCATTATCGACGGTATAGGTACCGCCCGTCTCAGTAGTTACAGTAAAATTTACAAGCTGATTATACATATCGGCGCTAAAAACTGTTCCGACGGTAGTCGGGAATCCTGAGGCCATTACTTTACCTTCTCTCTATTGTCAATAGGATAGTACATTTATCCCAATTTGTCCGTAATTTGCGTTTGAAATTATAAAACTGTCAATTATAGGCTCTAGACAGGTAAAGCGGGTAGTCCAGTTAGAGACAGTTATAGCGTGAGAGACCCCAAATATCTGCAGGGTTTTATTTAGGGTCGAAGTACCGGTAGCCGCTGGCTGCGTGGACTTAACCGTAATAGTGTCGAAGTAATCTAACCCTAAGGCTGCAGCTACTCCCGACGTATACGTAGGGGTATTTAAATCCTTTAGCGTTATCGAATCGCACCTAATAGAAGTATCTTTACGACTGGCTACATAGGCTAGAGCGTAGTTTTTCGCTGCCTGTGTTGAGTCCATTAAAAGATCGGTTTGTTTATAGCTGTGAGTAAAGTAGGTAGCGATTGAGGTAGCGTCGCTTGCTGTCTGAGTCGCTAATCCTGTAGCCGTAATAGAAGCGTCGTTATAGACTAAATTATCGTTTAGCACCCATTTTGCAGAGCTGTACTCTATGCCGGTGCCGTCATCTGCGAATACTGTAGGAGTCGAACCGATACTAGAGCTAGTTAGCGCCCTATCCTGAAATACTGCGTTACCTGCTGCGTCAATATAAAAGGCGCCGTACTCGCTAATTTCTACAGTCTGCAGAGCTGCTAAAGATGTCCTATTTGTGCCGGGATCTACGAGCAACGTCTGCTGACCCGTATCGACGTCGCGCATACTTGCAGGCCAGCCTACTTGGTTCAAAATTGCGTTAGTTCTGGCGCCTGATAACTGTCCGGCTGGGGCCGACGCGACGGTAGTTATATTAGCCATATTAAGGACTCTAAAGGCGTCTACGCATTGGAGACTCGTGTAAGAGACCTCTCCTACTAGGTTAGCCTGGACATAGTCATAGGAGACGATATAGCCCGCGAATAAAGGATAGACCTGCGTAGAATTTGTGTCCTGGGCGGTAATAATAATTTTACGGTTTGGAATTACATTAGGGTAATAAACGCTAGCTGTGTTAGTCGGGTTCCAGCTTCCCTCGGTATCTGCGATCCTGACCGAGCAGGTACCGGCCTGGAACTGGTCAGCGTTAGCGCTGCGGCCTCTAGTTATATTAACGGCCTGGACTGTGTCGGATATATCTGCGGTAACTGTAGCCGCGTCTGCTAATACGTTTACTCCGATAATACCTGATCCGATAATCATAGCCTGACCAAAGCTAGCGCCAGACGAGAAATTTACGATCACGTTTAAAACTGGTGCGCTCACCCGGTACCGGCTCGATTTAGACTGTTCCCGAAGGTATTAGAGTTTTCTATAGCTCGCCAGACTGACTCGTAAAACTCGTATTGGCTGCCGATATTTATACCGCCTTGCAGGTTTACGGTTACGTTAGGCGCTGCCTGCATTTGTCCCGCTGTTCCGGTATAGCCTGGGTCGCCTGGCATAAATGGACGGTCTATAGCCATTTCACTATTTATAATACTTTGAATAGAAGGAATAGCCGGGGCTAACGTAGGGGTAGGGGCTTGATTAGTCGCGTTATTAAGAGTAGGGGCTAAAGGAGTACCGGCAAATAAACCGCCTGGATAGGTAAAAGTTTTAACAAAATCTGCATAAGCTGAGGCGTTAGCTTTATTTAGTGCCAATATCTCAGCGGAGTTTTTCTTATGCACCGCTAAAATATCGTTCTGGCGTTTAATTTCTGCGTCCGCGGCTGCCTGTTGAGCAGCGTCTAAAGCCTTTAAAGCTGTTAGGTCGTCCACGTTAGTAGCGGTCTTAATAGCTGTTAAAGCATTAACCCGGGCTAATTCCTCAGCTGATAACTTTCCCTGCTTAGCTGCGGTTAATTGGATTAAATCCATATCAAAAATAGCTTTTAATTTATCCAGAGCTGAGCTTTGTTTTTTAACACTTAGTAAAGTCTTAGCGTTTTTTATAGCTTTAGCTGCTGCTGCTTCCGCGACTCTAGGGCTTTGCCTATTAGTAGCTGTCGTCTCTGAGGCTATTGTGGCTTTACCTAAATTAGCTAAAAGTCTAGGAATACCTAAAAAGGGTTCTACGATACCCGTAAATAAAACTTTGCCTAAAGTGCTATTACTAAGTTTAGCTGATAAAACTCCTAAACCTGTTATAGCAAAAGCTGTTTGATTAGCTAAATTTTCCATAGACGAGGCGGCGCCTTCTATACCTTTTTCATCACTTAAACGCTTTATAGCGTCTATCAAACTAAAACCTATCGTCTCGCTGGCTTCTTTAGCTGATATTTGTAACCTGGCAATTTGACCCGCGTAAGTGTCTGCCGCTGCTGCGGCTGAGCCCTGAAATAGTGTAGTTAATCTTTTCTGTATTTGCTCAAAGTCTAAAGTCGCTAACTCTGCTTTACTAAGACCTAAGCCCAAACGTCCCAGCGCTGTAGTTTGTCCCAGGTAGGCCTTATTTAAACTTAGCGAAACCTGAGTAACGCTTTTACCTGTTGCCGCAGAAATATCTAAAGCTAGAGCTAGTAATTGTTGAGCCTTACCTAAATCAGAAGTAGCGCGAATTAGTGAATTAAAAGCGGGCCTAAGCAAATCCTCGGACACGCCTGTAGCCCTTTGCAAAGAATCTATATAAGCAGATACTCCAGTAGCGGCAAAGGCTAAACCTAAATTTTTTAAACTGTTATTTAATACGGCTATAGCCTTAGACTCCTCTAATGCAGCCGTTACCGCTTTTTTACCAAAAGCAGTTACAGCCGTAGCACCTGCTGCAAAAGTTAATTTACGGGTAAAGCTCATTTTCTTAAAAGATTTTTCTAAGCTGCCAATACCTCTAATAGCCTGTTTAGTACCTTTGTTATCATAGGAGACAATTACGGGAACTTTAATAGCCATTACTTAGCCAACTTTCTATTGAGCGCCGCTTGACCTTTGTTTATGGCGTCTTTTATCTCGTTTAAAGTATAGGGCTCTCTATCCTGTACAGCTTTGTAGGCTACGCGTCCTTGTTTACCTCGTACGATTAAACCGCTTTCTCGCGCTATACCTTTAATAAAAGCCGCGCCCTGGCTAGAACTACCCTTAGGATTTTTTCGGCCTGCAGTCTCATAGATAGCACCGGCTGGATCTGAGTTAATCATTAAATAGGCTTTACTTGTCCACGTACCTCTGCGGCGCTGGCGCTCAATCTTAGTTTTCAATCCCATGCGAGCGTCTTTAGCTACAAATTGCAGCCTGCCCCATTTTGAATTTTCTTTAGGAGTCATGCCCCATTTAGTTAAGGGCGTAGCTTCTGGCATTAACTGGCGAGCGTCTACCTGTATTTTTTTCATTACCTGGTAAATTTCTTTATTCATTAGCTTTAAAGCTTCTTTATCCCACTCCTGTAGACCTCGGACGGTTTCCTCTAGGCCTGTTATTTGCGTACTTCTAACGCTGTCTACCTGCCCCACGCTTCACCGCCTTAGCTCGATCAGTTAAAACCTGTACTACTGCCGCCATCATTTCAGGCGACATATCCAAAAAATCCCGGGTAGGAATTCCCGTCTCAACGGCTAGGGCTGCGACCTGATAGGTAAGCGTTTGCCTGTCGCTTACCCATTTAACGGGTCGCTATCTAATACCTCTACTT